TGTTACCGCCGCCGCCGCCGTCACCGCCGTTACCACTATACCCAGCAGCACCGGCTCCACCCCCACCATTAGCGGCAAGGTAATTGCCTAAAGAAGAGCCTCCACTGCCGCCACGCCCCCCAGTAGCACCCCCTGTATAACAACACATGGGAATTCCACCATTGCCCGGGCTTGAAAACGTAGCATTTTTTCCAGTGCCCGCAACAACATTACAAAAAACAGCAATTGAAAATTTACTATCGGTTCCAGACCCCGTTCCACTATAACCAACAGTAATGTTTTTTGAAGTGCCGGGGGTAACATTTATATTATTTTTGTACACAAGAGCGCCGCCGCCGCCGCCCCCGCCACCGCAAAAATAGCAGCAGCCTGTACACGGGCAGTACAGCGTTCTACTGTTTGCTGCTCTTCCACCTCCGCCAACTACAACGACTGAAATTTTAGTTACCCCCGTAGGCACAACCCAAGCGTAAGTTCCCGGCGTTGTATAAGATTGAGAACCTACAACACCAAAACTGCGTTGATTTTGGTAAACCGCTTGTAATGCACCACTCATGTCAATCCACTCCCAGAAATGAGCCAAGTTGTTGAGGTCATCTTAATAGCTGTAGCAGAGCCATACTGAGCCAACGAACGTGAACCGGTAGTTCCTGCGCTAGAAAGATACATTGTGTCTGTGGTAATTGCAATAGTCACCACTTGGCTTGTCATGTTGATGAACGTGATAGCCGTGCCAATTGCGTATGCAACGCTGCCATTTGCGGGGATAGTAAATGTCCGCGCATTTGCGTCTGTTGACGGGTGCAATATTGCTTTACCCGCATCAGCCAAAACCAACGTATAGGCAGCGGATTGGCTGTTAATCGGGATATTAAGGTATCCAACAGCGTTTGTGCCGTCAACCGTACAGTTGCTCAACGTGCCCGATGTTGGTGTCCCAAGGATAGGCGTTACCAAGGTGGGAGATGTTGCAAATACGTTTGCGCCTGTACCAGTCTCATCAGTCAACAATGCAGCAAGGTTTGCGCTGGTAGGCGTGCCCAAAAACGTCAGCGCGCCGGTAGCCGTTGTGGTCGTAGCAGGTGCAGCGCCCGCCCCGCCGCCGATTACCAGTGCATTTGCCGCCAAGGCAGCCGATGTGGCCCAAGTTGACGCGCTAGAAAAATACGGCACGCCGCCAGATGTTCCGGCAACAGTAAGAGCTAGAGTCCCACTGCTTGTTACGGGAGAGCCAGCAACGGAGACTATGCCACCTGTAAATGTTTGGGCTACCGAAGTAACCGTACCCGTAAAGGCAGTTGACGCTAATACCTTGACCGTGCCTGCGCTGTTCTTGAAGTACAGTTTTTCGTCAAGGGTATTGAGCGCAAGTTCGCCTGCAACCAAGTTACCCGAGGTTGGCGCTACGCCAGATGATGTGCTGTAGTACAGCGAGATAGGGGTGTAGCCAGTTGCAGCCATTAGAAAGTACCTCCGAAGATGCCAGTAGTTGCAGTCACAGTAGTGGCAGCCACCGTAGTGAATGCGCCAGTAGATGTGGTTGTTGCGCCGATTGATGTTCCGTTAATTGTGCCACCAGTAATGGTAACTGCGCTTGCCGCCTGCGTGGACATTGTTCCCAGCCCGGTAATTGCAGTGTTAGGGATCGTCGTAGAGGCGGTAAAAGCGCTCGTTCCATTCCCATACAGGTAGCCAGTCAGCGTGGTGGCGCCAGAGCCGCCGTTGGCCACCGGTAAAGCCGTCCCAGACAGGGTGACCGCCAAAGTGCCGCTGGTGGTGATAGGAGAGCCCGTTACCGACAAGAACGAAGGAACCGTCATTGCCACGCTGGTCACAGTGCCGCCAGCCGATGGAGTAGCAGAAATAGTGATACCGCCAGCAGTATTACTGATACTGACGTTGGTGCCAGCGGTAAGGGTAGCCAATGAGTAGCCAGTGCCGTTACCGATAGCCAATTGACCATTTGTAGGCGTAGCAGTTAGCCCTGTTCCACCATAAGCAACACCGATAGCCGTGCCGTTCCAAGTACCCGCCGCTATGGTGCCCACCCCAGTGATGCCGGTATAGGACCCCGACAAACGGCCCGTAGGCAGCGTTCCTGACGTGATATTGGCCGCGTTGGTAGTGTCGGTAGTCGCCGAGGTTGCGAGGCCAGAAACAGCCCCCGCCGCGATGGCTATGGACGTGTTGGTGACTGAGGTCAGTTGGCCCTGCGCATTTACCGCAAAGACCGGCACCTGCGAAGCGGAGCCGTAGGTTGCCGCTGTAACCGCTGTGTTTGTGATGCTGAACTGGTTGCTGGACAGCGTCAGGCCGGTCCCGGCGGTATAGGCCGTCGCCGCGCCAAATTGCGTAAATACCAAGGCTGTCGTGCCAACAGTGATAGGCAAAGCGGTTTGCTGGACCCAAGACGTATTGGCGTTGGTGGTGCCAGAAAGCACCAAAACGTAGTCGCCTTGGTCGATCTCATTGGTCCCAATGCCACTGGTATCGTAGTCTGTGGCGCGGGTCAGCACCCAGCCAGCAGCACCAGAGCCCACGCTGGTGACGGTATAGATGCCGTTGTACGCGCCGTTCGATTCGTTCTTGACCAAAATGCGTTGTCCAACGGTCGGGCTTGCGCCGTCAATCGACAAAGTTGCAAATGGAGACGTTTTTGTCAGTGTTGCGCCTACCCCAGACGATCCGTTGTTGTAGGTAACATTGCCAAGGTCTGCGGTGGTCGCGTAGTTACAAGCCGCGTGGAAGTTAATGCCCGAAACAATTGAATCCGCGTACAACTTGTTTACGATGTCGGTGTCACCTACAGGCGCGTTGACAATCGTGCCAGATGTCATAGCAACGCTGGTGAAGGTGCCAGCCGCTGGTGTCGAGCCGCCGATAACGGTGTTGTTGATTGTCGAGCCCGTAATCGTCCCGCCGGTAATGGCCACCGCGCTGGCGTTTTGGGTGGACATGGTGCCCAAGCCGGTAATTGACGTGCTTGGGATCGTGGTGCTGGCGGTCATTACGCCAGTGCCGTTGCCGTACACGTAACCAGTTAGCGTAGTCGCTCCCGTACCACCACTAGCCGCATTGAGCGTCCCAGCCAGTGTCACTGCGCCGCCCGTGGCCGTGCTTGGCGTAAATCCTGTGGACCCGGCGCTAAAAGTAGATACGCCGCCAGCCAACGAGAAAGAATTCCACGCCCCGTTGGCGTAGCCCTCAAAGACTTGGCTGCTGGTGTTGTAGCGTATCTGGCCAGCAGATCCCGCAGGTTTTTGGGCCGTGGACCCATTGGGGACTGTGATGGCGCCAGTGCCGGGGAATACCGCGTTATCAACAATGTACACCGTGGGGTTGCCGCCTACGCCGGTCCCATTGGTAACGCCGATCTGGTTGGCCGTGCCGGTAATTGTGGCGAAGGACACCGCTCCGCCCGTGGTGAGCGTTACTATGCCGTTGAAACTGGCGTTGGCAAAGTTCAATACTTGCCCACTGAGCGCCAAAGTTGGGTCGCCGCCAGTGCCATTGGCGTTAGAGACGCTTAAACCGGGTCCAGAGACGGCGATAGAGCGCGAGACTACTGTAGAAGCCGAGTCCTTCACGATAATGCCGCCAGCGGCGTTATCGAGGCTTAAAGCCGCGCCCGTGAGATTAACTTGGAAGAACGAGCCCGCGCCGCCGTCGTTGATCGACAAACCGGTGCCCGCAGTGACGTAACGACTATTGGCCAGCGAAGTCTGCTGAGTAGCCGTCAAAAACGTCTGGGTCTGGGTCGGCTGCGTAGAAATAGCGCCCGTGGTTGTCTGGACCGTTACGCCATTTTGGACGATTGGGACAAGCTCCGACCCGGTGATGGCACCAGCCGAGGGCAGTTGGGTGATGGTTACTTGTGCGGACATTATGTGCTCGTATTGCTAGGTGGGCTAGGGGCAATCGTATCCTTGTTCCCTGTCTGCGTCGGCGTCTGCGTGTTCTGCTCAGTCGAGATCTGGAGCTGGTTGTTGCCAGTGGCGATCAAGAAGTTATCATTGGCGGCGACGCTGACATCGGGCCTCGGGAACCTCAAGTTTATCCGCTCTGTCTGCCGGGCGGCAAGACGGTAGGGGTCCAGTTGGTCTGCGCAGCCTTGATCGCACACTCGAAGCCCACTAAAATTGGGGTCTGGACCAAGCTGAACAAAGGCGCGTTTCATCTTGCAGCGGTCGCATACGGCGATCGCTACTGACGTCAGGCCCTCGGTGTTCAGGAATTTGGGCATTAAACAGTCCTTCCTTGCGCAGCCAAGGTGGCGCGTCGAGCGGCCATACGCTTGGCAATTTGCTCAGGCGTTTGTTTGCGGCCTTTGCCAGCTTGACCGCCTTTACTAAAAAAGTTTTCAGGCATAGGTTTGGCTAGACCAACAAGCCACGGTGTTGGGCGAGATACATCTTTAAGTGGGCTTACATACCCCTCTTCGCCTCGCTTGATTTTTACCGGTTTTAAGTCTGTCCCATGGTATTTTCGCGCCGCAGCAGACATCTTCGCCTTCGTTTCTGCGGATTTGGGTTTTCTTAAATACGGCTTGGGTATGCCCTTTTTATTGGGAATTACCTCGTCTTTTAAGCCGTTGACGAGGCGATTGTATGCCCACCCATCTGCCGGGTTTTTGTATATTTTAAACCGCACAAGATGTGCAATTGCGTGATCTATTGGGTGCAACAACACAAGGTTTTCAGGCGCATTTGTGCCCCCCTTGTACCGAGGAATGATGTGGTGATTGTGGAAGCCTTGTAGCAAGTTCATTCCTCTAGTGTACTTTGAACATCAGCGTGTATACGGAGAAATGTTAGATGCAAAATATATGGGCGACTTGTCGCGCTCTTCCTGCTCGGCCATGTTGAAATACTTCTCGGCTTGGCCTTCGAGGTACTGGATGCGGCCGATGTCCACCGCTGGTAGCTCTAGGCTCATGCGGTGGGACAGCATCATCAGGATGGCCTCGTACCAGCGCTGGGGGATCTCAAGCTGGCCGGAAAGGGCGCCCACGTCCATGATCTGGCGCGAGTACCAGACCGTCATCTGGACAAACGGCGTGGACGGGACCGGCCACAGGTACATCGTGGGGTACGGAATTGTGCGGTCAAACCAGTATTGGAAGGGCTGGTTGGCCGTAAATTGCTTGTTTGGCAGGTTGGTGTAGTCGTCGCGGTTCAGGCGCGCCATCTGCAATTCACGAGCATTTGTGCCGAAATACAGCTCGCGGATGGCCAGCGTGGTGTTGCTGGTGGCCTGCATGCGGTAGTACGCTACGTTTTGGCCGGGGTCAATGTCTTGCCAGACCCACTGTTTGTCGGTAACGGCGACGTTGGTGCCGGTGTACAAAGTGTTCCACGTGGAACCGTCGGTCGAGTATTGCAGCGTGTAATTCCACGTTGCCGAGCCGCCGCCAGCAATGTAGGGCATGAACCCGATGGAGCCGATGTACTGCGGGTCGTTGGTGCCGTAGACCACCGAGATGTTGCCGTTGGCCGACGATTGCTGGCAGTATGTGTTGACGTCGCCATCGTAGACGTTGGCCACCGTACCGCCCGCCGAGCTGGTGTACGACCCGTTGGGGCGGTCCATAGTGCGGTAGAGCACGTTCAGGGCGTCCACGGTGCCCACAGGCAGGCTGTAGATGTACTGGTCGGCGTTAAGGCCCACCACGAGCTTGTTGATGGCCCAGTAGTTGATGCCTTGGTTGGCGATGTTGGACAACAGGATGAACAGCGACTCCTTGGCCGACTGGACCTGCTCAACGGTAAGCTCCTCGGCCAGCTTGCCGCACCGACGCGCCCCATGGTCAATGAGTTGCTGGACCGTTATAACGGTCTGTCCAACGGTGCCAGAGTAAGCCATTCCTGTTCCTTTACCAGCCGGGGCAGTCCCAGCGCTTTAATGACGCCTTTGCACGAGGTGCATCGCCCTTGGAATGCTCCACCACGCCACTCATACGCGCACAGAACGAGTCCTTGCGGGCACCACCTTGGGGCTGGGGTGCCTTCAGGTGTGATCCTGTTTCCCGATTGTACTTGGCTCGGCCTTTGGCTGTAAGCCCTGCGCCCGCCTTTGTTGATAGTTTTTCACCCCGCCCCACAGCCAGAGATACGCCGCCCTCAGCCTTTCCTGTGACCGTCTTTGCAGACTGTCGGAAGGCGTCAGCAGTTGGCGCACCTTTGCTGCCAACTTTACGCATTTTTTCACCAGAGCCGTGAGCAATTCTTTGCTGCTTTGCATGAATGTTGGCATACAATCCACCGCCTTTCATCTTGTCGGCCTTGACGAATTCCTTGCCGACACTCTGCGGGACGCCACCAAAGCCGCCCTTGGTGTGGGCGGCGGCCTCCATCAGACGATGTTGGGCTGGTGACTTGCTTGGCATGATCAGTCGGGGTCCTTGATGAGGTAGCCGCCTGCATAGCAACTTGCGGTCAACGGGCCTCCAGCACTTGCTTTTACGCAAAACTGCAAATCAGTTTTTTCGGTATGGGCAACGGGGACAATAAATCGCGTTTCTTGCTTTTGCACAAACACCGTTTGCTGGGTCACAGTAATTTGACCCGACACGTTGTCCTTGTTGTACTCTTGGCCTGTCATATACGCGCTGGATGTAAACCCAATTGCGGCATCGTATTGCACATACGCCAAGTAGAAAGTGTAGCCAGCAGGTACGGTGTAGATCGACATTTGCGTCTGACCAATACCAGCATTGATCTGCGCGTAAATCGTTGAACTGATCTTTGCGGTGATGGTTCCGACGTTTGTACCGTTGGTCACATACATTGCATTGATGCGCAAAAATGAATTTGTGGTTGTTACGTTGGTTGTGCCATTAAGCGCGATGGTTTCTACGACAGGCGCATAGGTAGCGCTCAAGCCCTCAATACGCACGCTAAGAGCCGTAGTGTCTGATGCAGAGCTACTGACCAACACTAAAGCGGCCGCTGTTGAGGGAGGGGTGTACAAACCGCCAGATTGAGTTTGGCCTTCCCACATTGGGCCTTGTGCGGTAGCGCCAATAGCGGCGCTATAGCCAAAAATCTCTATTTGTGAGTGACCATCAATTTGCCCACGAGCAACTTGTAAATCAAAAGGTTCATACGCGCCAACGCGCGTTACGGAAGAATAAGTTCCCATGTCAATCTCCAATTAAAAGCGGGGGCCGAAGCCCCCACCTTACTAGCACTTAGCGCTGCCGCCGCTTTTGCGAACCATCGGGGGATTTACCATCCCCCTACCGGCTCCTGCGCCGGGGCGTTTGCCCAACAGCCGCATCATCGCGTTCATAGCGTTGCCCGGTGCGTTGCGGATGGCGTTGGCCATCCCCATGTCGCTTTGGTCTGGGCCAATAGCGCGGTCATACGCGCCGCCGCTCATGTCACGCAACGGCATCTGCTGGTCGTCCAAGCTGCCACCATCGGCCTTGTGGGCCACCTTGCCACCCTTTTTGAAGGTGCCAGATTGCATGGTGTTCTTGATCGAGGCAGAGACCGGCTTTTTCGGCATTGCTACGGCGCGGCCAGTGTCGTTAACACTGCCCCCCGTAGCGTAATGCTTTTTTGCAGCACCGCCTTTTTTGAAGCCGCCAGCGTTGGCTTCCTTGACTTCACCAGTCTTGGTGTTGCTCACGCCGGGCTTGGCCGTGTCGGCTGGGCGGTTTTCCCAGTCGATAGAGCCGCCCTTTTTAAAGCCGCCGCCGTTGCCCATCTTGACCTTGCCAGTGCCGCTTGCGGTGTCTTTTTTGTCACCGTCTACGACCTTGTTCAAGAATTTGCCAGCATTGCCTTCAATGGCGCCGCCGTTCTTGAAGCCAGCGGGCTTGCCCATCTTGACTTTGCCAGTACCGCTTGCGGAGTCGTTCTTGTCGCCGTCCACTACCTTGGTGTTGACAAATTTGCCAGCATTACCCTTGACGGTGGTCTTGGTCTCGGCAGAATCAATAGCGGCGCCGCCGGACTTCAGGCCCTTCATGGACTTCTGCTTGTCGTGCTTGGTGTCCATCTTGGATTTTTCCCAAGCCTTCATGGTCATGCCGTGCTTCTTGGCCAGCTTTTTGTCTTGGGCTTCGTCTTTTGCCGAACCCTCGAACTTGCCGCCTTTTTTCATCAGCATCGAACCGGCCATGGCCTTGCGGCGTTCCATCATGGATGGTTTCATGGGAGCCGCTGCGGGCAGCGCACCGCCGCGAGCAGGCAGCGTTGTAGGCATGGTGGAGGGCATGGTGCCGCCCATAGCCTTCTTCGCCACATGGCCGCCTTTTTTGAGCTTCAGTTCAACTGAAGGCTCCGTGGTCATCATTTTGACCATTGGTTTGAATTGGCCCATGATCTACTCCTTATGCTTGGGTAACGCCAAGGGCTCCAACGCGGGTAGCGTTAGGACCAACAGCAATAGCGGGGAGGGCGATGGTCATCACGGTGCGAACGATGCCGTCCGAAGCCGTTGCGGGGGTGTAGGTACCGCGAACATCACCAGTGGTGGTCGTAGCCGTTGCAGTGTCTGCGGCGACAAACGTACCGGCGTCTTGTGCCAGTGTGTTGTTGCTCTTGACGCTGGCGACGTAGGCCACGTTGAACACGCGGACCGGCAGGCCCAAGATATCAGTGGTACCGACCGCAATCGTACCGCCGACAGCACCAGTGGTGGTGATGGACGTTACGACGTAGAAGGCTTTCTTGCCAGTCTTAGTGGTGGACTGGGTTGTGCCGGTAGCAATCGCTTCGCTCATGGCCTGACCGTAGTAGTCGTAGCCGCTTATCGTGATGGTCTGGTTTGCGATGGTGCCAGTGCCGATAGTCAAGATCAGTGCGCGGGGCAGGTCAAGGGCGTAGCCAATCGAGCCGGTGTTCAGCGTAACAGCCTTCACCGAGGTGCCAGCGGTCAGAGTGAACGTCGCGGTAGGCGACTGGGCGGTGGCAAGGTTGTTTGCAACCTTGGCTTGGGGGATGACGTCCCAGATGTAGACGCGACCCAAAGGTCCAACGCCCAAGTCCATGGGGGCTGGGTTGTCAAACGGGATGTTGCCATGGGCAGTCATAGAGGTGCTGGAAGCCGACACCGATTGGTTAATCGTGTAGGTGCCAGTGCCGCCGGTGCCGGTGCCGTATGCGGTGATGTAGGTTCCGTCTGTTACGCTGGTGCCGTCAACGTACATACCCAAAGTAATGGGCGCGCCTTGGCCAAGAGCGGTAACGGTCAGGGTTGTGCCCGACATCGAACCGGTGAAAGTGGTGGTGTACGGGCGGATGCCGGTACCCATGTACGTCTGTGCGGGACCTAAGAATAGGTCATCTGAAAACTGAGGCATGGTCTGCTCCTTGAAAAGTTTGACCGATGTTAAAAATGATAGAAGGGGATTTGCGGCTCCCCTTCCAAGGCCGATTTGCGATTAAACGCCAGCGGTACCGTACATTGCACGCGGGTCAGTGAAGCCCGGAATGTAACGCTCGGTTGCCTTGTAGCGCATCGAGTCAGTCTCGAAGTCACCTTCCATGGTCTTTTCCAGACGACGACGCATCAAGAGCTTCATGCCCTCGGGAGCGTCGGTCTGAACCCACCATGCGCTTGGGTTGGTCAAGCGAGACAGAACGGCAGCGCCTTCGTCCAGCAAACCGATGGATTTCACCGGGTTGATGTCGTTGTTGGCGTTGCCTGCACGCAGGACAGACTTCAGCAGAACTTCGGCTTGGAAGATATTGCCGGGGGCGACCACCAGTTGGCGGGGCACCAGACGGATCTTCTTGCCGTTGTTGTCCACAGCTTGACGCACTTGGATCAACATCTGCTCAAGCGATGTCTGAGACAGGTTAGCAGCGGTGGCCAGTTGGTTGCTGAACGTGCCGTTCACGATGGGGTGAGCGGTGTTGATCAGCGACGTGCCGTCGCCGCCGGGGTAGGCGCTGTTGAACGCGGTGTTCAGGATGTTTGCGCACAGCAGCTCTTTGGTCTCAATCAGGGATTGAGCCAGATGGCGGGCGTAAACTTGTCCCAAGCGGATGTGGTCACCGTCCTCTACCAACACTTTGGTCAGGGCAAAGGCGAGGCCATATACCTTGTACACGTAGCGTTGCAGGAACAGAACACCACCTTGTTGGTACGTCACCGGTGTGCCGTCAGGCAACTGAGGTGCCGCGCCGAAGCCGTACAGGACGGGCTCTTCGTGGTAGTTACGGGGGATACCGTCTTCCTCGCGGAACACACGGCTCCACTCGTCGGCACGTTGGTCATAGACTCCGTCGAAGCACTCGTTGAGGATAGGCTCAACGATACTACGGAAGTCCGTACTGCGCATTGGTGCTGCCATTTTCAGTTACTCCTTAAATAGCATTCACAGACGCTTGGTACTGTGATTGGTTGATCTGAACTTGGACAGTGGTATACGCATCACCCCAAGCATTGTCGACGCCGTTGTACAGGCCGATAATCTTGAGTTGAGCAGCGCTACCGGCGCCAGCCAAGGAGGACGAAATGGTCGCAGCCGACAGACCGGTGGTGGTGGAACCTGCGGCGATGTTGCTGAAGTTGGCTTGATCGCCAATTGCAGTTTGCGCTAAAGAACCATCGCACTGGATGTCATACACGATGTTGGGGTCGCTGTAGTAATAAGCTACGCACGAACCGGTCACATACGCGGTGCTCGCAGGCCAGTAGTTGGACACACGGCGACGGCCAGTAGTGTCTGTCCACTCGACGCCAGCGAAGGCGCCTTGCAGCAGGCTGCTAGTCGTTGCAATGATGATTTGCCCGGACGTATTCAGATAGACCGGTTGGCCTTTCAGAATGTTCGAGGCGTATGCCGAAGCAATGCCGTCAGTCAGCGCCACAGCCCGATCCAGACCCGATGGGTGGAAAGAAGGACGCAAACCAAACGGAGAAGAGGTAGAACTCATATTAACTCCTTGGGTTAGCCAGAAAACACTGGCATTCGATTGGGTTGCTTATCAAAATTGCCATAACCGTCACCCTCGATACCCACAAGCGATTTTCCGTTGCTGTCCCGTGCGCCCTGCAAGTTCTCCATTTGGACGCGGATTTTGTCCGATTCCTCTTGGGGCTTTTCATGGTGCATGTACGTCATGATGTCTTGGTAGATATCCATCGGTATTTTGAACAACAACATCTCGTTGCATGAGATGTGACCAACGTGCTGACCTGACTTAACCTTGTAATCTTCATAGCCCGGTAACTCTTCAGACTTAACTGGAACGTACCCTTGGCGAATCCGCTTATCAATGCTGTCGTAGCTGTTGGTCGACGAGAGCCAAATTAAATGCCAACCGTCAAGGTTGGGAAGTTTTGGCAGTGCTGATTGTGTAAATTCCTCGCTCCACATCTTGCGACGTTCCTGCGCAGAAATAAACTTCTCTTCAGGGGCTGCGCGTGTAGCGTCCTCGCTTGCGCGATCATTGCGTCCACCAGCAGATAGAGATTTTTTTAGACGAGATTCCATGTTAGTTGCTCCTTAGATTGTTACGTGCGTCGGCTGCATAGCGCTTGATCATCTTTGCGCGCTTGTCGGGGTTGTCCCACATACCCGCGTCCTTCATCGCCCTGACCTGTTCGGCAGAGAGAGTAAAGGTGCGGTTTGTGCCCCCATAAGCGGCTGATGCCTCGCGTCCTGAGCTTCCCACGGTGTTCCTCGGAGTTCGTACACGTCGATCTGACGGCTCATTATAGTGGTGCGGCAGATATTTTTGCAAGCGGCTGTCAAGTTCGTCCCAATAATCGGCAGAACCTGCGTCCCAGCCCTGCTTGGTCATCTCCTCGTCAACCTGCTTGGCGATCTTGCTGTCCGTGTCTGACAAGTCGGGCTTGTACCACTCGTTGCGCTCGATCCACTTGGCCGCGTGGCGTTGCACGCTCGGGTTGATCTGCTTCTGAGGGGCTGGGGCGGGCTGGTCGGCCTGCCGTTTGAGGTGGGCAAGCTGGTCGATGGCCTGCTTGGTCTCGTACAGGGCCTCCTGCGCCTTAACCGCCTCCTGACCGTCGCCGGTGTTGGTGGCCTCGGCCAATTTCATGCGGTAATACTCAAGTTGGACCTGCTTGTCCTCCATCGCCTTGTCGATCCGGCTGACGTCGTGCTGCTGGGTGCGCTGCTCCACCCGGGATAGGCGGGTCATCAGCTCCTCGTTTTGGCGTTGCAAGGACTGCAAGCGGACGTCTTTTTCCTCGTTCGTCTTGCGGATCAGGTCCTTTTTGGACCGTCGGCGGGCACGGCGGGCGGCTCGGACTGCCTCGGTGTCATCCGGGTGGTCCTCGTCGCCGCTGTCGTCGCTTGCCGGTGGTTTTGGTTCATCGGAGCCCTCGTCGGGCATTAAATTGTCTGGGAGCTCAACCGTCGCGGTGCCGTCTTGGCCTTCCTCGACGTACAACTCTTCCTGTTTGGATTCTGTGGCCATGGGTTTTCCTTAAACGTAGGTTTTGAACGATAACGGGTCATCGGTGATCTTGGCGATCACCTCATGGTCGTTGATGGTCATGAACAGGACTGGGTCCTCTTGCTCCTCCTCGCCGGGCACATTGCGTTCCCAGCGGTCCCCGCCCCAGCGTGGGACGCGGATAAAGTCGCCAACCTCAATCCAACTGCCCTCTGGCCATGGCTGCATGGTGTCGCGGTTCTTATACGCGAGCGGTCCAAGCGCCACGACCTTGCCGATCATGTTGTTCCACTTTTCGTTTTCTTTGGTCTCGTCAACGATGATGATGCGACCTGCGCGCTTTTTAATGCGGCGAAGTTGCACGATTACGCGACCTCCCAACGGCGCCTGACCCGGATTAACCTCGGGAAAAGCCCATGCCAGTTCTGCGGGGTCGGATGTCCCCGCAGATCCCTCAATGGTGGGGATCTTCTCTCGTTCACTCATACTCACTCCTGTCGAAAAAGCACATATTTCAGTGCATAAAAAGCGCATATTTCAGCGCCACTTGGGGCCTCGCGGCCTTATTCGTTCTCAGCGAGTTTCGCGTTCAGGGAATCCAAAACCCATTGGATTCCTTGGTACTCACCCACAAGGCGGTTGTACGCCTCGTAATTCCCCACGGGGTTATCCACCAGCGACAGGCGTATCTCGGCCTGCCGCTGTTTAATGAGGTGGATTAGCTCAGATATCACTTGTTCTTAGCTTTAACGTGGCTCAGGCCGCCCTTGGGCGCGCTCTTGCTCTGGCTGCCGCCCTTGGGCTGCATGCTGCTGCCGTCGAGCTTTTCGCCCATGGCCATGCGCTTGTGCTGCTTGACCATCTCACCGCGTTGTTCTTGATCACTGGTTGCCATTTGGGGCTCCTTGGGTTGGTGGCATCTCTGCCGGTTGCGGCGTTAAAGCCAATTCGTTTGCCTGCTGGATTGTCTGGTGCGTCAGGCGCGCATTTTCAATTTTGATCTTGGTGTCCGCGTCCATGGCGGCCAGTTGCAGCTTGAGCTGCGCCTCGCGCTCGTCGTTCTGCGTCTTGGCCTGCATCTCGGCCACGGCGCGCTGCTGCTCGTCCTTCATGCGGGCCTGAGCGATCTGCACGTCCTGCGTGTCCTTGGCGGCCTTGCGCTGGGTCTCGGCCATGCTGGTGTCCTTGACCACCTGCGCGTCGGGCGGCAGCATGGGCTGCTGCTTGTTCTGCTGCTGGGCCTGCATGAGCTGCTGGAGCTGGGGCAGGATCTGCGAGAATACCTGCTGGCTGTCCATGGCGACGTGCTGGCCAACGGTGGCGTACAGCTTGTCGATGATGCCGGTCAGCTTGGGGTTGTCGTAATCGTCCACCGGCTTGCCGTCGCGCAGGTTGGCCACGTAGCCGTTCATGCGGTTCAGGTACCACAGCGTCATGTGCTGCTTGATGTGCTCGATGGCGTTGGGCAGGAACTGGGGCGCGATGAACGGGTTGCCACCGAAGTTGGGGTCCATGCCGAACATCAGGTGCCCTTGGATGTGGGCGATGTGGTCCTGCTGCATGTAGGCGTAGGACGGGTGGCCCAACGACATGGCCGCGTTCTCGTCGGCCAGCGTGCGTTGCTCGGGCGCCGGAACGTCCTTGAGCAGCTCGCTGATGTTGGGGATCTTGATCTGCTTTAAGAAGCGCTCTTCCACGGCCTTGGCGTCGTACAGGTCCGGGTGGGCATCTGCGCGCTGCAACACGGCCTGCATCTGGGCCATGCGCTGCGTCTCGGAGAAGATGTGCGGGTCGGACACCGGGATGACGTCGGTGTTGCGCTCGAAGTCCTCGCGCTCGATCTCCAAGTCCTCTACCACTTCGCCCTTGCGCATCTCGTCAAAGTGCCACCGGTTCAGGCGGCACAGCACCTTGATCAGGCGGGCCTGCGACTGGTGCAACCTTGCGTGGATTGCCGAATAAACGGCAGCGCCTTGCTCAATCAGGGCCTGCGTCGTGCCCACGGGCGCGTTGGCGTTGACATCGGCGATCTTTTCTTCCGACGTGGTCACCACGCCCTTGGCGGCGTTGTCCAGCCAGCCAAGCAGCTCAAAGAGCACGGGGCTGGGTGGGTTGAACGGCATGGGCATGGCGATCTTGCGGATGTCGTCCACGCCCGGGGCGCCTTCGATCTCGGCTACCTGAGTGACCTCAATCTGCTGGGTCTGGCCAGATATCTTGGCCCCCTTGAGCTTGAGCATGGTCGCGGCGTTGTTAATGTGCGCAGAATCAAGCAGGGCACGCAAAGCGCCAGTAAGAGCGGCAGACAGGCCACCGATAAGATGAGGTAAGCCAATCGCATACGCACCTCGCCATGGGATAAATTTGAATTCGATGATCCAATCGAGCTTGGTCATCGTCTCGTCGCCCTCTTCCCAGTTGCGGTAGAGGCCAATGACCTGCGAGCTTTGCTCGTCGACCATCATGATGTAGGGCGCGGACTCGCCTTTGGCGTATTTGTCTTCCTCAAACTCCAAAAAGGCGTAGATGTGGTAAACCTTGCGCAATCCGTCGTCGTTGTCTTGGAATTGCTTGCCCTCGATCTTGTCGTTGGCCTTCTGGACGCGGGTTTGCTCCGGTTCTTGGCCCGAAGTCATGCGGGCGCTGTCCATGTACATGCCGTTGGACACCCGGCGCTTGTATTCCCACTCGGTTATCTCGTGAACCTCGGCTGCGCGCTGCGCCGTGTAGAAATTTGAGGCCGCAAAAGGCAAAATAATGCGGTCGATGGGCACAAATTCGATTGTTGGCCGCTTTTTCTGCTCGTCGTACCACAATTTGAGGAATTGGGAGCCGCCCAAAGGCAGTTGGGTGAGCATTTGCTCCTGCTCGTCGCGGAATTCCTCGATCTGCTCGGTTATTTGCCAGTTCAGGAAGTCCCGTTTGCGCTCTGCTTTCTCGGTTTTGAGGTCGTCGACCTTGCCCATGATCTTGGTGCGCACTGGTCCATCTGGTGGGAACAGCTCCTTGATGGCTCGGGACGCAAAATCAACGCATCCCTCGGCCATTACAGGGTGAACGGCACGGCTGGCACCAAAGAAGTTGGCACCACCGGGGGCGTCTTTGCCCAAACCGGTGCGCTTCATGCCCTCTTCGTACTGCTTGTCGCGCTCCTCGCGGGCGTTCTTGTCTTTGTCCAGCAAATCGACGTAGCGCATGCCCAGTGTGTCGAGGTCGTAGCTGTCCATTTCCTCGGCCATGTTGGCGTAAAAGTCGGGCGACTCCTCGGGACCCTTGGTCTCCATGCTCACCACGGCTGAGCCGTCGGGCATCTCAATTACGTCGGACAGGTCCTCGGGCAGCTCAACGTCCACCGAGCCGTCTTCGTTGGTCGGGAAGTCGTTGGGGCTGGTGTCTTCGTCTTGGTCCATCATTTAACCTTTTTGGAGTGTTTCACGCTGATCAGCTCGTAACGCATTTGGTCGAGGCTTGGGGAAACTGTAACTTTTTCTTTAGTGTAACCCACGGGCTTCACGTCGCCACCAGTGGCGTAGTTCTCGCGCTTGCCATACACAGGCTTGTGCGCCAAAGCCAACGGGCCAATCTGCACTACATGCGGGGAATGGGTGACCGGTTGCAAAGTCTTGCGGTCGTAGAAGTGACCGTGGCGACGTGGGTCGTACCCTACTTGCGCATAATCCGGGTGGTGCAGGTTGTCAACCATGTGTTGCACAGCCTCATCCTCGGTCATGTGGTGCAACTCGCCTTTGATGCGGGCAAACGGCGACTTTCTCTTTTCACCAGTGCCAACTTCTTCGGACTTTCCCGGGTTAGGGTCGAACGTAACATTTTTGATAGATATCACTGGGCCATAGGACGTGGGACGTTTTTCTCCGCTCTCATCGTGGATGGAGTTTGCCCAGACACCGTGGTGCTCGTAGGCGTTAATGTCCAAGCGCCCACCTATTGGAGTACCTTCAGGCCAATCCTCATGGGCACGCCATGCTTTTATCTGGTTTTTATTTAACCCACGTTGCGCATCTTCCAGCGTTGCGGGCTTGGGCACAAACTCGTAGGGCTTGATGGGCTTGTGCTTGGCAATCAGTTTGTCAAGCTGCTTGTGCGTTGTAGTGCCTGCCGCGACGCCGCGTATGGCCGCTTCCAACTCTGGGTGCCTGCGTTGCAGGTTGGGATCGTAGGAAGTTGGTTTAACCTCAACAGCGCCGCCCTTGGCGTACCTTCCAATTTTGCTAAAAAATGCTGGAATCTTGGCAAGCCCTTGTGGCCCCTTATCAGCATTACGCTGCGCAAGGTCCAGAAGAATTCGAAATTCTGTGGCGGCAGTTGCATCCACATGGTTGGGGGCGGGATCTTGGAGAGCTGGGCCTGAAAAAGCGCCGATGCCGTGTGCTGCAATTTCTTGTGGGAGAGCTCGGTAATCCTGATTGTTTGTTGCCCAGTATGGGTTTATCTTACGAGCAAGGTCTGTGCGATTTCGGCCCTCTGGCCCTACCAGTTTTTCATAGGCCTCGGTAAATTGATTGCTCTTGCCAAACATACTTTGCTCCATCGCCTGTTGCATCATCTGTCGATCTGCGGCATGCGCCAGTTCATGTGTCAAAACTGACGGGAGCACTTGTTTAGAAGTGTTTTTGTTAAGTTTTAATTGACCTTTACCTATGGGCAAATTTAATGAAGTAAACATCCCGTTGGTGCCTTCGGGCAAATTGCTAGTCATTTCTACGTCAGGCATTGCATCTTTAGTCTGAAGATATTTTTCCTGATCTTGGTACGCATCGTTCTGACGGGCAGTGTCTTGTATGTCTTCTATTGAGCCGCCAGCCATGTGGACGTCGCCACCCTTGGCGTACAGCGGCACGCCGTTCTTGGTCACGTCCTCGCGCATCTCGGGCGTGATGGGGAAGTGGTGCAGGTTCATTGGCGCGTCGTCTGGGTAGCCGCCCATGGTCCGTAGCCCTTGGAGCTGGTATTTAACGGGCACCTGCATCTGGCTGACCTGCGCACCGTACTTCTTGCCGAACTGGTTCAGGAAGCTGGGCACTATCTTGTCGTAGAAGCCCCTCATGCCCTCGCCGCCGACTTGAAGGTTTTGACCGCTCAATTCGCGGTAGCCGGTCTCGTCAGGTTTTTGCTCTAATAATTTTTGAGCCCCTTCCTTGCCAATGTAATCAGGCAGTTCGGAATGCGGCACATTGTGTTTTTCTACTATTTGTCGACCCGCTGGATCAAAGGCAAACAAAATACCACTTTCGGGGTCATCTTGGTGGGTCATGTGCGTTACGCGGCTAACGTGCCTGCTCAGATCGTAGCGCTTGGACTGCTCTATCCCCGGCGTAATCACAATCCCGTGGTAGCCGTTCTCGGCTGCGTGGTGGATCATCTTCTTGAGCGCCATCTCGTGCCAGTTCTTTTTGAACGGTGCGTTGGGCACCATGCTGTTCATCTTGTGGCCAAAGTCTTGCATCTCGGCCTGCGCCTTCATGACCTGCGGCATCAAGTCCATCAGCTCGTTGTTGGCCCTGACCCGAGCGGCCTCGTAGCGCTCACGCACATCGGGCTGCTGGAACAACGGCTCTTTGCGTTTCAGGCTGTTCTCAGCGCTTTCCGATTGCGCCTTGGCTTCATCGAGCTTTTGTTTCAGCAGCTTGTGCCGCAGCTCAACCGCACGGAATTCTTGCAGCGACTCGGGTGTTGCGTACCCATGCTCGCGGCCCTTCTGGTGCCAGTCGGACTGGATCTCTTCAATGTGCAGCAGCTTCTCGCCGTTGGGGCCGGTGCGGTCCTTGGCACGGACGTGGGCCAGCACATTGGGCACATCCCAGTGGCTTGACGCTGGGTCGGCAAACTCCTTGGCGCGCTGTGCATCGTGCGGCATTTGCAACAGTATCTCGCGGTAATTTCTTCCGCCCGGTAGGGTGTATTCCCGATACTTGGTCGGCTCATCGCTATATTGGTCGAGCGTGCTCTCTTGCAGCTCGGGGGCTGGCTTGGCCTTGAGCTGGGCCAAGAACTCCTCACGCGCCATCTTGGGCATGGCCATCAGCGCTTGCAGGTCGCGGTCCTGCGCCTCCTGCGGCTTGTAGCCGGGGCGCTTGCTCAGCTCCGTCATGAACTCGGCGCCGGTGCCCTTGGTGCGGGGCAGTTCGGCGGCCAGCTTGTCAACGGGTGAGTAGAAGCCTTTCACAGCCTGCGCTCCGTCATGCGGATTTCATGCGTGGTGCGGATCTGCATGGGCTTCTTGGCCAGTGCCCGACGCATCTCCTCTACCGACAGCGAGCCTCCCTTGGCCATGCGGGGCATGGGCGTGGGTGTTGGGCGCAGCGCCTGCATGGCTTGGCCTTGGCGGGTCATGGACAGGATGTTGCTCTGCGGGCCACGGGGCTGGCCAAACGGCGGCATGGGCGGACCGCCCAGCATCTGGTTGGGCTGGTTCAGCGCGGGCGCCTGCGGGCCGTTCAGCGACGGCGTGGGCTGGCCGGTGAGCGGGGCTGGCTGCTGGGGCACTTGGCCGGGCTGGCCGGGGATCTGGCCCGGGGGCTGGTCTGGGGCGCCGGGCATGAGCTGCTTGCCGGGCTGCTCGGGTTGGAAGTCCACGCCGCCTACGGGTAAACCCTGACCACCAGAGGGCGCCACATATTCCTTCACAGGCATGTCCGGCGCCTCCTCGGCCCCAATGGTCTTCATGTCTATGGAGCCGCCGTCGGCCTTGCGCAGCATAACGTGCGCCAGCATCTCGTCTTGGCTGGGACCGCAGGTGTTGCAGCCGCAGCCCTCAGCGTGGCCCACCGGGCCGCCCTCGGCGTGGCCGGCGTAGGTCTTGCCCATCAGGACCATGTCTCGGGCCGTCTCGGGGGTTACGCCTAAGCGGTGAGCGGTGTACATGATGTTGCGGGCCAATAGCTCGAGCTTGCCTGCGCCAATAGGGGTATCCACCCCAGTCTGGGGGGCAAAGGCACCCCATCCCCGGGCCTGAGCTGGAACCGACTCGATTCCTAGCTCTTCGGCAATCTGGCGCCACCACGGGGCTAAGGTAGACATTTCGGAATTGGTAACGCTGGCGCCCGGGATGGCCAGCTTGCCCTTAACCGTCTTCCAATTGCGGGTGTCGGCCAGTCCCACGCCACGGCTCCAGTGGGCGTCACCCACGGGCGTCTCGGTTTGGAAGCCGACTTCAGGCACGCTGCTTGACCTGATGTACAACGGCACCTTGGGCGTCTTCATGGTCATCTGGCCAAGGTTGAGATACTTCTCCATGGGGCCAGCCTGAGCGGTCTTGTGGTAGGCGTGGCCGGGCACATTGCGAATATCCTTGGGGAACCGGCGCGTGCGCGTGTCCTCGGACATGCCCGCAAACTTTTTAAACTCGGGGAAACGCCCTTGGGTATCCAACGCGTAGGCGGCTGTGCCTCGAGGGATCTCGGTCATTACCTCGCTGGCCGGGGAGGCCATGCCCATCAGGTGGTTGAATTTGTCGTACTCGCGCACGGCGGCCTCAAATCCAATCAGGTGTGCCATGCGCTGGAAGGCTGGGTCCATGATGTACCACGGGTCCATGCCCTTGACCAGCCCCTCGTGCTTCTCGGACTCGCCCAGCACGTCCAGTATGCGCTGGCGGTTTTTAGGCGTCATGACGTCCAAAGCGGCCTTGGCACCCTTGGGCTTGGCCGCTGCTCCCGGGAGCGCTCCAGACACGTTTCCGACCCTTCCTTTGCCCATCTGGTACAAGTCATCACGGGTAACGCCAAACAGGCGCTTGAGTGATGGGTCCTCGGGTTCTACTCGGGCGGCGGCCTCAGCCGCGATGTCTTTGGGATTCTTGTAGATGCCGGGAAACGCCATCCGCTGGGGATTGCGCACCGTCTGCATGGCAGGGTTTAGGTTGGCCTTGGCCGCTGTAACCCTTGGGCTGTCAGTAATTAAACCGTCTTCAGGCTGTCCGCCCTCGTCAAACCGTTGTGGCTGGCGCTCCATGAGCATGCGGCGCATCTGGTCAATTGTGGGCATGATCTTGTCCTAAGTTGCTTTGCGAACAGGCAGCGATCCAAACACCGCCGCCATGGGCATGCCAGTGTTTCGCTGTAGCACGCCCCCGTAACCTTGCTCATGGGCCATGCGCTCGAGGTCCGTAAACGCCCCCTGCGGGTCAGCCACGCCCTGATTGTACTTGGCAGTGAACGGGATGACGTTGTGCTCGATGGCCAATCGGTGCAACCCCTGCGGGTCGCTGGCCACGTCGTACAGGTCGCTGGCCCTTGTGCGGTACTTGTGGGTTCCCAGCCCCTGCTCGCCCTTGGCCGGGTTGCCGGCGTAGAAGTAGGTGCGGTTCTTAATTGCTGAAGGGTCACTCAGGCGCTCCGCCTCGGCGCCCTTGATGCCCGTTCCGTATTTGCTGGGGTCCGTCTGGGTTAGGTCGGGCTCGTTGCTAAAGTGGGTCAGCTCGGCGCTTGCCGGGTTGGGCGGCTTGATCAGGTGGCGCAGGTAGGCGGGGATGCCACCAGAGTAGTCGCCCCGGTTCATCTCGGGCGGCAGAAGTATGGATGCCTGCGGGCCATAGGTAAAGCCATTGTCCAATAGCTCCTTCTTCAGTGCCATGAAACGCTCGGCCTGAGCGGTGTCTCCCCGGCGGGCGGCGTGGTAAGCGGACTCGTCCAGCTTGCGCACCTGCTGCTTGATGTGGGCATTGAGCGGGGTGTAGTTGACCACGCTGTTTTGTCCACGGGTCTCGGTGGTCATAGCCGCCTGCGCCAGTGGGGTGTACATCCCTGAGTGCGCCGCCCATGCCTGCTCTTCGCCCTTGGGCCCGAACTGGTTGCCGTGCAGGGCGTGGCCATAGAAATCATGGACCGCCCGGAACATCTCGGTGTCGTTCAAGCCCGTGCGGGGATCGACGTTGTTCATGGACAGGTGGGGCTCGCCGCCTTGGAAGACGTACAGGTGTCCATTCTTGTAGACATCGCGCAGCATCTCGTTGCTGCTGCGGTAGTTGCCCTCACCGTTGCGGTGAAAGCTCATGTTGACCGGCAGGGTGTCAAACTGCTGCTGGGTCTCGTGGTTCAGGTGCCGGTAGGCCTTGGCCACCAGCTCGTCGTAGTCCTTGGCGTCGCCTACGTGCTCAGGCATCTGGCGCTTGTAGGCCTCGTAGACCGCCTGCTTGTAGGCAGGGTCGTTCTTGGTGGCCAGCATAAACATCTGCCCAATAGGCGCCTGCTTCTTGAGCGAGCTGGGGCTGTTGGTCATCGGCTCATAGGGATGGCCGAACATCTGCTGGGTGTAGGCGTGCGCCGCCTCGTGTGCTCTGGTGTTGCCGCTGCTTATGAGTTCGCGGACCCGCGCATCCTCAGATGGTTGCGAAACGCCGCCTCGTGGTGATCCGCTTTGAGCTTGGGAACTGGCCCCACCTTCTTCTCGTAAGCCATAAGTTCTCGCTCCACTTTGCGCAATAGCGCTAGGATGGACGCGGTAGAACGGCCCTTCTTGCTTTGTGTCATACAGTGCCTCTGTGTGTGTTGGCATGGTTGTTAATCGTGTTGGGGTTTTTAGACGGCGTAGGGATTCTCGCGCTTTCGCTGCCCGGCGTCAATGTAGTCGTCCTCGTCCACCCACTCCTTGGGGTAGTCGATGGTCAGCCACCCGGCATCGCGCAGGTAGCGCAGGGCTTGGCTCATGGCGTCCACAAAGTCGTCGTGCGCCGCGCCCTCGGGGAAGGAGCAGATCTGGCTGATCATGCCCTCGGCCCAGTCCCGCACAAACCCCTTGCGGTTGCTGCTCTCGGGTATCCAGACGCGCCCGGCCTTGATGATGTTGGCCACGATGGACAGGCGCTGGATCTTGTCGGCCTTGCCCGGGTTGTACGGGATGATGGGGATGCCTGCCCGGCGCAGGTCTTGTATAAGACTGATGCCCGCGCTCTTGTCCTCGATCAGCAGCAGGTCGACGCGCTTCTTCTCCTTGCCGTCGCCGTAGACCGTCTCGTACTCGTCCACCACGCGGGGGCGCAGGTCGGGGTATTGCAGCCGGTCCTGCCAGCAGTCGATCACCAGCGCGCACATGCCGCCGTCCTCGGGCTTGAATATGCCCAGCGTGATGTGCGCCGTCGGGTCGTTCTGGGTCTTCTCCGAGGTGGCCACGTCCAAGGACTGGAGCACGAACTCCAGCTTGGGCAGGGGCCGGTTGGCTGGCCACAGCTTGAACCACTCGCGCTTGACGATGCCGCCCTCCTCCGGGTCGATGATCTCGGCGTGGATCTCTTGGCGGCCCAGCTTGGTGCCCTCGTATTGCAGGATCTGCTTCTGGAAGGCGGGCGCCAAGTTGGCGATGTTCACGTAGGTGCTGGCCTTGGTCACCACGACGTCGTCGCCCTCGCGCTCCAGCAGGTCCATGATCACGGGCTTGGGCTTGGGCGTGGTCGAGCAGATGATCCGGGTGCCGTTGGGGCCGATCAGGCGCACGGTGAACTGGATCATGTCCCACGAGTCTTGCAGGTAGTCCCACGCGGCCAGCTCGTCCAGCCATGCGCCGTGGTACTGGCCACCACGATGGCGCTCGGGCTCGGACGCTGGGATGCCTTTGATCAGGCTGCCGTTGGTGAGCTTGAGCTCGTGCAGGCTCTTGTTGTAGTCGGCGATCAGTATGGGCGGGATGACGGCCATCAGGCCGGACTCGCCCTCAAAGCATGTCGAGCGGATGTCGCTGCTCGTTGGCGCGGACACCAGCCAGCGGGTGCCGGGCTGGGTGGCGGCCCAGTAGCCCAGCGTCTCGGCGCTGGTGCGCGTCTTGCCCGAGCCCCGGCCACCGAGCTGGAGCCAGATGGTCCAGTCGCCCAGTGGCTCGAGCTGGAACTTGTGCGCCCGCAGCAGCCAGCGCGCCCGCCACTCG